TGCTTGGCTATCTCGAAGGCTCTGATTTCTGTCTACTCCACCGATTTGACGACAGGCTCGACTGCGAAGTCCTGCGCATCCACGACAACCAGAGCACCGACGAGGACTCCGGCGAGATCGTCTACAAAATCGCGCAGGTCATGGAGTTCTGCCAGCGTTGCAATGCCGCCATCCTCTCCGAGCAGGAGAACCTACGAAATCCGCCTGATGAGTACGTCCGCGAACTGCGGAAGGACGAGGCTCTGCTTAACCGGCTCGTGGCAGCCGCATGGCACGCTGTTCCATTTGCCAGCGTACATCTGCTCGATAGGATTATGAGGAGAAACGCCCAGAGAGCATAATGTTCCGCAGTCAGCGCACGGTTGTCTCGTGCGTTGACTGCATTTGCTGTGACTACAAAAAAATATGTTATACCGTAGATTTTTCGCTTGTCAAATGTTCAAAACTTTGCTAGAATAAAGTTACAAAAACAACACACCTACGAAAGAAAACGGAGGATTCAAGCATGAAAGTTTTGTACATTGAAGGCCGTCGGAACGGCTATGACCCTGACCAGTGCGGCGAAACGATGACCGTTTCCGAGATGATCGAGTTCCTGAGCCAGTTCGATGGCGACCTGCCTATCTACCTGAACAACGATAGCGGCTACACGTTCGGCAACATCGACGAGTACAGCTTCAGCGAGTGCGAGCACGATGATTCCGATGCCGATTGCGATGTCCCCGATGATGAAGTGGAATTTGAGGAGGTATGAATATGTTTGACCTGCGTGAGCACAAGGGCCTGATTCACAGCTTGGTCGCAGAGGCCAACGAGAACGACACGAACTGGAAGTGGTCGGTCAAGTCCGTCGGCAAGACCAAGGCTCGCATCTTCTGGAGCTACCTCGAATACTGCGGCCAGCCTGAGCCGTACTTCGTGATCGAGCTTGAAGACACCGGCGATGGCTACTGGATTCACGCTCTGGACGAGAGGGACAGCTACATTGAGAGCGAGATCGTTATTGATAACGACCTGCCGTTCCTCAACTGCCCGCTCGACAAGGCTATCGAGAAGATGATTCGCTTCATCGTCAATACCGCTCACAACTGCTACTGATAGGAGGAAGTTACATGAAGTTCGCAGACATCAACCGCCAGTTCACTGAAATCGTGGCTGGCTACCTCAAGGCCGGGTACACCTTCAACACTGCCACCATGGGCGGCAGCCAGTGCGAGATTGCCCGCGTAGACCTGAATGATGGGAAGAATGTCATCCGCATCCTGCTCCAGAGCTTCTTCTGCAAGGACGACTTCTTCAACGATGGTTACGAAATCATCGTAGGCAGCACCCGGAGCACCATCGGTGCAAATCAGCCGCCTGAGAATGCAGCTGGAACCATCTGGAACAACCGCCTCGATGTCGTGTACCGCCGGGAGTTCTACGAGATCTGTAAGCGGAATGGCTATGCAGTGTGGTTCGGAAACCGCGATGAGGCTATTTCAGCAAGTAACGTCAGGGTTGCCCGCAGAGCGCAGAAAGGCTATTACATCGTCTCCAATGACGACATGACCTGCGACAATGCCATCCGTGCTGCCGAACGGTATGTCCGCCGCATTGCAGGAATCAAGCACCCGAACCGCGCGAAGATCAATGTTCGCCACGCAATCCGCCGGGATGACGGACGAGTCTACGGGCAGTACATTGTTACCTACAACGGCAAGTCCTACATCCTGCACTGAGAGAAAGGAGAATCCCTATGAACGGATGTTTTCACCGTGGTGAGATTTACCACATCCTGCCCGAAGACAACGAAACCGGCAGCGAGCAGTACAGTGGCCGCCCGGCTATCATCGTCAGCAACGAAGCGAACAACAAGTTTGCACCCACTCTTGAGGTTGTCTACCTGACCACCAAGCCGAAAAAGGCTCTGCCCACGCACGTTAGCATCGAGGCTGCCCGATTCCGCTCCATCGCCCTGTGCGAGCAGGTCCACACCGTTGCCAAGACGCGCGTTGGTGATTACATTGACAAGCTCTCCAAGTACGAGGTCGAAGATGTCGATGCTGCCATCGTCATCAGCCTTTGCCTCGAAAATGCGCTGGCCGCCGCGAGAAAGTGAGGAAGAACGACTATGGAACAGCTCAAGTTGAAGCCCTGCCCGTTCTGCGGCGGCAGAGCGCGAGTAATTGGAAAGCGGAGAAGTGGCTCGACCTGCTACTGCATTTCCTGCTCCAGTTGTGGTGCCAAGAGCCGTGTCGCCTTCGTTCAGCCTTGGCACGACAGCAAGTTTGTCGCACAGTGTCAGGCTGCCAAGCTGTGGAACGCTCGCGCTGACAATGATGCTGACGCTACGAAAGTACCTGCTCTGTTTGCCTTTATCCAGCAGGAAGTTCCGTTCCGGCTTGAGAACATCTTCAATATTCCCAGCGAGAAGATCACGCCCAACATTGTTGATGTCTGCGTTTGGTCGCTGTACGACAACAGCGATGTGATGTTTGATTACGACTCAATGGACGACCATCTTCGTGAGCTTTTGAAAGAGTATGACATTGACCCGGATGACTATGAGGAGGAAGAAGAAAATGGCAAAGACTGAAAATTTCAATCAGGAGCGCATTGATGCCCGCGACTACGCAATGCAGGTGTTCTGCTGGTGCATTGTGGCTGCCATGCACCAGAACGAAGGCATCGGAGCAAACCGGCTGATGAAGGCTTGCAATGAGATGGAGGAGCTCGAGGCCAAGTACGCCACGGCCATCCGTTACGGCGGCAGAGAAGCGGCCACCGATGCAATGCGGAAGGACCTGACCGGCCTGTGCGACCTCGATATCCGGCTGCCTGTTCTGAAAGCCCCCCGCAACCGCAGGGAAGAACAGCTCCGTATGGCCCGCGACCAAGGCGGCAAGATTGCATGGCTTGTCATGGCTGCCACCTGCCGCACCACGTTCAAGTTCGGCAAAGATCGGCTGACCCGGCTCCTGAACGAATCGCTCGCCAACTACCGGCAGTTCCTCGAATGGGATGCCGAAGACCACGAGTACGCCGTGAACAAGCTCTGCTGCATCGTCGAACAGGCATTGCAGGAGGAGCTGAAGGTTGCCGATGAGAGCAAGCGCACCGAGTTCCTGTCCGTATCCGGCATTACGCCCCATGACTACGGCGAGATTATGACTGCCGTACATCTTGCCCGCAAGGACAGTTCCGTTCCCATTGCTGTCCTCAGCCAGAGCGAGATCGACCGGCGCATGGGAAAGCTCAAGAGGGCGTGACCTATGGCCGTCATCTGCCAGCCTGACTGCGCCCGCCGGCATCCCGGATGCCACGACCACTGTGAGGAGTACGCCGAGAAGTCTTCCGCCAGAAAGAAGCAGCTCGAAGAATATGAGGCCAAGAACATGAATCCGTACTGTTGCCGCTGGACCCACCACGAGACCAACCGCAACATGAAGCGGAAGTTCAAAGGCCACGATAAAGATTGAGAGGAATCAGCCATGTACGAATTTTTGTGCCAGCTCGATGTGATGCTCCAGAGTCTTACGAACTGGCTGTCCTACGCCGCCATCATCGTTGCCTTTGCGCTGGTTCTCTGCCAGCTCATCTACTTCATCATCGAGAAAAAGGAGAACCACCATGAGCATCTTTGAGAAACGCATGAGCAGCTTCGTTGACCGGGGTAACAAGCTCATTGCAGAAGGGAAGACCAAGGAGGCCATGAAGCTCATCACGCATGGCCTCCAGCACTACTCCGACCTGATTCTCCGCGCCTTGACACCGTATTCCGAGAGCGATGCTGGTCTTCTCGTCTTTGCCCTCCGACACATCGCCGATGAGATTGAGAAGAACAACCCTGCTGCCAAGCCGCTCTACGAAGGCATGAAGAAAGTCGTCATCGCACCGCCGCTGACCGAGATTCAGAAGGTCAAAAAGGCGAACTGCCTGTGATTGACCCTTGAAAGGATTACTTTTTCGTAGTAGAATGTATAGGACGACTCGACCTTATTTTTTCAGCGTAAAAGAAATCGCAGAATGTAGAGATTCTGTACGTTTCCGACACGTTGGCGATGCGATGCTGATCCTGTGATCCCTCAGCACCCGCTCTCCCAAAAGCCCAAAACACTGCCGGAACCGTTTCGGCAGCTCGGTATCCACCACTTCTGAACCTGCCGCCTGCCCGGCGGCACAAGACTG